TGCGTGTGGTTGCCAACCAATAGGATATTTTTGTTTTGCTAGTTTCTTATTCGACTCTTTGTCTTGATAGAGTTCAAGAAACTGATTTAGCTTTTCGGATTCTGTTTTTTTCTTCATTAATGCGATTCCTTATTGTCTTGGGTGCGACTCCTGTCCAACCACATTCATCAACTAAGTAATCAACAAGTGGAGTTGTGTCAAGATAGCCTTTGTTTAAGGCACTAAGAACTTCTTCCCATTGTGAAGTTCTTTGTTCAGTAGAGTAAAAGTAACCATACTTTTGTTGTGGTCTCTCATACTTTTCAAGATAATCGTTAAGTGTCATTTGCGTCCTGTCTTTTAACTACTTCAATTATAGATTATGATTAGGACATATTAGGGTATTTAATTAGGATTTGTTTGGGACTGTTTAGTATAAACATTGACTTTTCTTACCAACATAATATATTTTTTTACATAACCAACATTTGTAAACTGGTTGAAAATATCTTTTCCCTGTTTCAATACTGATAGTTGTTTTACCAAACCTACGGACTATTCCTTTAGCACCGTTTCTGTCAGAACAGTTTTTTTTAGTACATTCTTTATTTAACATATCTATCCCCTTTTTTGTTTTCTCTCTCATATAATAGATATACGCAGACTTTTTATTTTTTTGTAATATTTTTTTATTATTTTGTAAAATAATTTATAACGCCTAAGTCTACGCCTAAGTCAGATTATTGATTGTCCCAAGTCTCTATCAAGGCAAACACAATCTCCTCTAGCTTGTCTAACTCCATAATGACTAAGCCATTAGATGTACCGTCAGGCATAGCAACAAAGAGGAATGGTCTTGTATCTCCAATGCTTGTGTTGGTATCTGATTGTTCTTTAGCTTTAAGGTACTTACTCCATATTGTTTTAACTTGCTGACCGGCTTTGACTTCTACTCTGACTTCGCCCTTCCAAGATTCCTCGTTACCCATTTGGCTTCTAAACTTTGTGTCAGGTATATTGAGCTTCTTCCTAGCAAGGTTTTGTTTTCTGCGACCTTTGTTCTTATTGGTTAACCCACGCTTTTGATTGTCTGACCAATCTTCTCTATTCTTCACAGTCTTTTGTCCCATACCTTGTAACCCTGCGTGCTTCCTTCTCTTATAGTCTGAGAATGTTTCATCAGGTTGCCACTCTATATCACTCACTTAACACACTCTCTACTATGTCCATACTTACTAAAAAGTTATTTACAAACTTTAGTTTATCAAACTCTGATACTGGTACAAGTAAACAATGAGCAAACCATTTGTTACCTTGTGCGTTCTCATTAATTACCTTTATAGTTCTGTACTTATCTTCTTTAATCCAAGTCAACAAGTATGGTTGTAGTACTCTTGGTTTCCAAAACCTTACAAAGTTAGTTGGATAACTCCAGTACATCATAAAGTCTGCGAAGGTTTTCATCTGACAACCAATCTGTAAGTCTCCATTCTCCTGCTCAATAAGATACTCCAACGCTACGTTGTTTGTATCTGCTATCTGCGTATCTGTTTTGACCTCTATGTAATTGTCTTTTAGTTCTTGGTTGAACACCCAAATATCTGCACCTTGTAGTTGTTCGGACATACGAGTTGGTCTTGCGTGATATTTGTTTCCCGTTTCGTCTGTGAGAGTATTGTAATGCTTTAGTATTAACTGCTCTCCCATTTTTCCAACCTTGTCTTGTTCTGCAAAATTGTAAGTTTGTATCATTTAACTCCTCATCTAAATCGTCTAATATTATTTCGTCAAAAATCATAGTTCCAACAATGTTCTGAACTGTACCAATGTTTCCCCCTTCCGTCATTATAGAAAAGCCAACTAGCAATCCTAGTGTTTAGTACTGGGTCTCGTCTATCGCCAGTAAACTTTAGTTTATCTTGTAGCCACGTCCAAGTCGTATCATTCATAGCAAAGAGACCAATATCCTGCGTGCCATTAGTATTGTTATTATAACTTCTTGGTCTGCCAGTTGATTCGCAGAATACCATAAGGCTAGCCTGCAAAACATCTTCTTGTTTAAAATATGTTTGTAATAGAGGAATCCACTCTTGAACTACTTCTACTTTATTATATTGTTCCCTGCAATCAATAAACTGCTCTAAGTTATCCACACTTGGTGGCATAACCAAGAGACAAGAGATTACACCTTCGATAATTAAAGAAGGCATTACTACTCCTTACTTGTTAAGTTAAGATGTCCTTTGTAAGTCAGTATGTTTCTTGTGATTGTGAATACAAATCCTGTTATCACATAACAAAGTACCACGCTTTGTGGTAAGCTGATTTCCACAGAACATACAACTTGTTCCTTTTACTTTCATAGGAATAAGTTTAATCGTAAATTTTGTAATTTGTGATTAATATATAAAAAAAAGACCTTTGATACTAGCAATAGCTTCAAGGGTCTTTTTAATTATGCTTTGATGTGATTGATAAGTTTTCTTCTACCTGCTTTGCCTGAGCCTTTTCTCTCATCAGCATTGAACATATTAACTTCTAGTTCTATTGTTATGGTGTCATCAGTATCAACATCTTCAAGAGCTTTTGTTACATTGACCCAAAGTGTGTTGCCATTTACATCTAAAACTATTTTTTCTTGTGTGCCATAAGGTGTTTCGGCAAAGTATTTATTTGTTATAACACCTGTTATTTCTTGTAATCCACTTTCTAGTGGTGTGACTTTATCATTATAAAATTTATTTAATTCTTTACCAGTAACTTCTTTAGGATATATAGCTAAAAATTCTTTTGCTCTTAGATAATCTTCGTGTGCTTTATCTGACTTAATCTTTTCATTTTCCCACTTTTTAACAGTAGATAAAGCTCTATATTCAACTTTTTCTCCCCAACATTTGTAGCAAGTACCGTGATAATCTGTATAAACTCCTGCACCGAAACATCTAGTACATTCAAATTGTATATAAGGCATTAGCTTTTGATTTTTATTAGGACGATAAACTAACTTAAACTCAGTTCCTAAAATTTCTGATTTGTATGTTTCATTCATACTATGAATAATAATCGAAGATTATAAAGTATGCAACTGAAAAACTAGGTTTTTTACATTTGTGTAATTGCACCAACAACAAGCAATATAAGAGTTGATGTAGCAAAAAGTTCTTGTCTTGAGATTTTAGTATTTATCTTATTTTCTATGTCGTCAATTCTATCGTGCAATCTATCTTGATTTTTTAATATAAGTTCAAGCATTTCTTTGTTTGTATATCCGTTACTACTCATTGTTATCCTCGCAAAAAGCGTGTCCATACTTACAATTACAAATAGTCACATAAGTACCTTTGTCATTCTGAGTAGTCATACACATTATTTTCTAAATCCTATTGTTAGTAACCATATAGCCAACGTTATTAACGTAGCTATTGCAGTTATCTGTTGAGCCTGCCCAGTTAAAGTAAGTGTTGCAATTACTAACCCACTTAAAGTCCAAGACAAGTTCAATGTTTCTTTTACTGCTTGTATCAACCAAGACCACAATTTATTTATCAATCAAATCTCCTCATAGCAAACGATACAATCCTGACTAATATTGTTGGCACAATTACTTCTTGTGCTTTTTCTTTTTGGTCAGTCGTCATATCATTTGCGATATTGTTTAAATTTATTGCGTCTAAATCTATATCTATAATAACACTAACAGGCGACTCTATGAACGACTCAAAGGCAATTTCTGTGGTAGCGTCAGCAAGTGTAAACTCTTGGTCTGAATCAGTCTTAGCAAACTCTACGGCTCTCTCTACAAACTCATCTACTGCTTGTGCTACATTGTCATCAGTCTTAACGGCTTCTGCTATTATCTCTACATCTTTAGTTTCTGTAAAACCTAAAACCTCTGCAACAACTTCTGTTTGTTCTTGAGTTAATACTTCCTCTTGTGCAATCGTTATAACTTCTTCTACGACTTGTGCTACAACTTCAATAACCTCTTGGCTAACTTCTGCAATATTGTCCAGTCCGACATCATTAACTTCTTCAAGTATCTCCACAACTTCTTCGGTCTCAAGTTCTTCAACAAATTCTTCAATGGCTTCTTCCTTTGCTTCTTCATATTCAATAAGTTCTTCCTCTGTAAATTCTTCAAGTTCTTCTTCTGTTGCTTTAGGAATGTCTATAACAACAATTTCTTCTATAACTTCTTCAAGCTCTGCTACCTCTATCTTTACTTCTTCTTCTGTAAGTTCTACTTCTTCTTCTTTAACAGGTGTATCTTGCTCTTGAACTTCTGTCTCTGCTTCGGACTCATCTGTAAATACTTCTTTGACCAACTCATCTTCTACTATCTCATCTTCTACTATCTCTATAATTACATCTTCAATTATCTCAATTACTATTTCTTCTTCTTCAAACTTAAATTCTTCTTCAATATTCTTAATATCAATTTTAATTTCTTCTTCAACAATATCTTTATCTTCGATAGATTCAAGTTCTTCAACTTCATCTTCAACGACCACCTCAAGTACCAAATCATCATCATTGAAAAGTTCTCCTTCGGTATCTGATTTTTGTTCTTCATCAATAATAATTATAACTTCTTCTTCGACTTCTTCTTTAACTTCTTCAACAGGTGTAGGTATATCACAATCTCCACGTTTAATTTGTGCATTAGTCATAAAGCAACCAAACTCTTTTTCATTATCTATTCTCTCTTGGTCACGCTCAATAGTTCCGTCATTAACATCAGCTTGGGTATAAGTTTTATCTACACCTTCTACCACAATATCCACAATTATTTCTTCGGGTGGTGGTGGTAAAGGCTCAGGCTCTACATAAACTTCTTCTACAACTGGTGCAAGTGTTGTTGTAGGTGCTACATATTCGTAAGTTTCAAAATTATTACTGTCACTATCAGTACAACTTTCGCCATTTTCTATATCTCCACAAACACTAAACGTCCAATAAAAAGTTCCTGTTTGTATGTTTGTATAATCTAATGTGTATATTCTTGCAGATGTATCGGTAATAACTACCCTATCCCATATAGAATTGTCATAACTGTAATTAATATGAAACTCTTTTGCTAAAGTATTTCCTTCTGTATATTCCCAAGCAAAATATACATCTTTGCCTTGATAGTTTACAGATACATTTGTTGCGTCATCAGGAACGGCAGGTGGCAAAGTAGTTGTAGTAGTGCTTGTTGTAGTTGTACCACCATAATTACAAGCTATACCAACAGTAGAAGTCCATTCTGAGTAGCTAGAGTCTGTATCGTTGTCTGCTCTAACTTTTGCATTGAACGTACCTTGTGTATTTCCAAAGATTGATTCTCTATAACTAGCAGAAAAAACATAGCTCTTATAAGACAATGCAGTCTCCCACCCAGTACTATTAGCAACTGCGTAAGCGTCTGCCGTACCATTTTCATTAACATCAAAACCAATAGCGTAACGCTCAGGTGGACTGGATTCAAAGCCGTCTGACTCTTGCCAAGTAACAGTTATGTCTCCATTAGAACTATCACAAGCAATAGATATATCGTAAGGTGTTTGTGTAGGAACGTGGTCAGCTAATGCTATTGAAGTGGGTGCTATTAAAAAAAGTACGCAGGTTATTCTTAATAATGAATTTAACTTAGATAGCACAAACTAGCCACCATTAGTACAACAACCGTTGCCACAACAATCCATTACTTACCTTCTTCAAAAGTATATTTTGGTTTAGCTTGTTCGAGACCATTTTGGATTACTGATAATGCTGATGACATAAATGCGACACCAATAAGCTCTATCATATTTGCGTCTATGATTCCACTTGAGTTTGCAAGATACAATGATATTGCAGACTGGAGTCCAGTTCTAAAAGCCTTGCTTAATATAAATTTCCAATATTCTTTATTTTTCATATCTATCCTATTCTTCTTCTACTTTACCACCGAATTGCCTACGGTTATAATCTTTACATTTTTTATTTCCACATAAGAACTTCTGCGTATTAGGTATATACAATAAGTCTTTATTACATTTTGGGCATTGAATTATTATGGGAGACCCCCAAGCTAGATTATGTTCTTGTCCTCAAGTTTAGCATTTAGGGTTATGAGATTTCCATTTATCTCAGATAGTTTTTCTTGTATTGTGTCAGGTGCAATCATATCAGGTTGTGCCTTGTTAGATAGTTCAGCACCTAAATTAATGTTTGAATATTCAATAGTTACTTTTTCTCCATTGAGTAAAGCGTCTCGAACTTTAGGGTACATCTTTTTGTAAGCGTCTCCTGAGCCACCAACAAAGCCGTCTTTACCTTTATCAAGGTCTTGTTGTGTCTCTCCTAGTAGTAAACAACCTGCCGTATGCTCGTCAGTATTGCCAGTATGTATAAGAATGTATTTAAAGTTAGGTACATCTTGAAGCTCTAACATTCCTTTATGAAAAGTTGTACCATATCTTGCTTTATATTTAGTATCGAATCCACCAATATTTCTAAACTTAATCTCGTAAGTTCCTAAAGGTATTGCAGTTTCAGAATGCACTTTAACATCTCTTACTTCATCTTCTAAAGTAAAACATTCAAAAACACCATCAATATATAATATTCCACATGTTGCATCAGTTCC